ATAACACGATAATCTACGTCACCTTCAGTTTTAAAGGTTGCAGACACTTTATAACCTTCACGTTCATATCGTGAATATAAATCTAAAACCTCATCATATTCTTGGTCATAGTATTGCTCTTCACGAGTTTGGACATTAACTTTATCCTGTGTGTCTTCTTCAATTTTTGGGAATTTTACTTTAATATCATATGACATGAAAAATAGACCTACCTTTAATTTAGTAAGTCTATTATATCATATTTTAGTCTTTTTGTCAAGACTATTTCACGGCCTGTAGCTCATCATTTAATGAGTTTAATGTGTCATCATCAAGCATGTAATACTTTTCCACATAGGTGTTGGTTACGTCATCAGCTTCAGTAAGGTCGTTGCCGTCATCACAATCTAACAAAGTGAAAACTTTTTCACCATTAACTGACTCAACAGATACCTCAACAACTGAGTAATAATATCCCGGATTATCGGTTTGTGCGTAAGCTTCAGCTTGAGCCAATTCATTTTGGTTATGATACAAAGTGATGGTCACTTCCGAATTATTACGGTTCCAATCATACTTGTGTTCATATTTAACTGATGTAATGAGTCCTTCAAAATTATCAGGAGTAAGCCAATAACCATCAGCATAAGCACGGTCATCTTCTTTTGATTTGAAAGTTAAGGTTGTGCCGTTTTCTAAGTATAATTTACTATTCTCAACTTTGATGATGCGTTGTAAAAGTAATAATTCTGATAAGTCCTTGTTGTCCTGTAGCATTGCTTTTTCTCCATTTCTGTTATATTTCTATTATAACATAATCTGTGAGTGTTGACAAGTTTGTGACCTCAGTATAAGAAAAGACTTGTCATAGACAAGTCTTAATCTAAGCCCATAAGGTAGTCATCGTCTTCAGTTGGTTCTACTTGACCTAAGAGATAACCATTACCAACTTGTGAGAAGAAGTCATGGTTTGATGTGCCTGTAGAAATACCATTCATAATGATTGGGTTTACATCTGAGGCGTCTGTTGGGAACAATGGATCAAAACCAAGGTTCATAAGAGCCTTATTAGCATTGTATTCCAAAAATGTGATAACTTCATCAGTCCAACCAATTTCGTCATACAAATCATGAGTATATTCCAACTCATTTTCATATAAGGTCATTAACAGGTCATAAGCCCAGTCACGAATTCGTGATTGTTCGGATTCTGCTAATTCGTTGAACTCTAATTGGCCTTTATAGCCGATATAAGTCCCATGGACACTGTTACCTGTTACAGATACAGCATTGTTGTGCTTTGTTAACAAGAACCCTGCTGGTACTTGGACGCCATATACCTGCTGAGCTGGTGCTTCTTCAACAATCAAACGTTGTGTGTTGGTTGATTGTCTATTTGTGTTGATTTGTACTCTATGAATATCTTGATATGATTCTTTGCGGTCGTCTTTACGAACGGTGTAATGAGCCCTATACCCTGCTAATGTAGCTATAGTCTGCACTAGTTTAGCGGCATCACTGTCAACCGTACCATATGTTATTCGGGCAGGGTTTTCTTTGACAATATGTCCGTCCCACTTGGCGATTTCACGGATATAGTCTTGACACCATTGTTTGTCAACAGTGTTGAAATCACAAGTTGGTAATGTTTTGACACGGTCAGCTGGTGCTAAATCAACGGGCATTTGTACGGTATAATGGTAACGTGTTGCTCGATTTTCAATTTCAACAGTGTCTGTCACTTTTGAATATTTATAATTCAATTCAGATAACAACGTTTCGAATTCTTCAATTTTTCGTTGTTTACTCAATGAAAATCTTACAGGAATTGTACCTGTCTTCTCACCATTTCGTGTGATTTTTCCAGATTTGTTCAATGCTTTACTATATGTTCCATCAGCGTGTAATGCGATTAGGAATCGTTCTTGAGCGGTTAACGGTTCACAATCAACACCTACGAAGTCGCCTGTATTTGGAATATGTTTATTACCTTTTTTAAACTCTTGTGCTGTTTGCACAACGGGGTTTTCATTGTAGTAACCTAAAATTCGATGGTTTGGTGAACAATGTACTGATAAATGGTTCTGTTCAGTCTTCAACACATATGTGTGTTCTGGGATATGTGTAGAAGTATGTTGAACTTTTGTAAAAGATAACTCTTTTGTATCTTTATCAAATTGTGCAACTACATCACCAATACGAATTTCACTTACGGATTTCCAACCCGTTGGGGTCAATAAGAAATGGTCAGCGGTTAGACATTCATCACGAATGATTAGCTTAATAACTTCCGCAACGTTCGGTAATTTGTTATTACCCAAATAATACAATGGTGTAAAGAAACCTGAATAGAAAAGAAAACTTTCAAGAAATACTGATGCAATTTTACGCTCAAGTGAATTTCCATTTTTGTAAATGTCTTCAACAATTTGAGCTTTTTTCTGAAGTGCTGGATGTGTATATGTCCATTCAAATACATCTTCAATTTCTTTTGGTGTTAACAATGTTGAGAATATAGATGAGTAGGATTTGGCATGAACTGCTTCTACGAAACTGATATTTCTATATACACTAACCTCATGTTGTGTTCTTGCGTGAGGGACTAAGCTTTCAACACCTACTTCTGATTGTAAGGTGTCTAAAAGTGTTAGACCACCAAATACTTTTGCAACCAAGTCTTTTTCTTGAGCACTGAGTTTACGCCAATCGTCTAAGTCATTTGAAATTGGAATACGGGTATCTAACCAGAATTGCTCTGTTAGCTTTTCCCATGTGGCTTTGTCAAAGACGTCTTCAATTTTGTTCCAGTTTATGGCTTTATAAGTCATTTGATACCTGCTTAAATGTTAATTTTACGTCAATATGGTCTCCATAACCATATCGTTCAATGTCCCGTTGGATACGATATTCAATGTAGTGTTCAGCTACATGAAATAATCCATAGTCCAAGAGACGATTTTCAATCAATGATTGGATAACACTGATTGGTACATGTGGTGAATCTAAATCACGTAAATCATAACTCACCTTATTTACAATTTCAGAAATCTTCTTAGAAGCATCGTCTGTCATCGGATATACTTCCTTATACGCTTTTGAAATTGCTTGGAAAATCTTATCAGGGTTATATGAAACAATATCCCCATTACGTTTAACAACGTTAAATGTCATAATTTTATCCTTTTCCTTATAACGTTGGCGGAAATAAATCCGCCAAACTTTAAATACTACAGCTTTCGCATTCGTTTGCGCCAATAGAGTCGCCATCGTCCGTAAAGGTACGAACATAATAAATGGTCTTAATCCCTTTATTATAGGCATAGTTACGCAAAATAGATAAATCACGAGTGGTTTGTTTGGTTTCACCCGGACGTTTCCATTCATACATACCTTCAGGAATTTCACTACGGACAAACAAGGTCAATGATAAACCTTGGTCAACGTGTTCAGTTGCTGCTGCATAAACATCAATTACCTTACGCATGTCCATATCATAAGCTGAAGTATAATATGGAATAGTGTCTGTTGACAAACCATGAGCGGGGTAGTAAATTTTACCAATTTTCTTTTCTTGACGTTCTTCAATACGATTGATAATTGGGTGAATAGATGCGGATACACCATTAACGTAAGAAATAGAACCTGTTGGTGCTACAGCCATACGATACTTAGAATATAGACCATATCGTTGAATATCGTCTTTCAGTTGCGCCCAATCATCTTGTGTTGGAATTGCAATGTTTTTGAAAAGTTCTTTAACTTTGTCCAATTTTGGTTGGTAATCAGTTGTCAAATATTTTTCAAAATAAGTGCCATCAGCATACTTAGAAAACTCAAAATCTTCAAAAGCTTGTTGACGTTCACGAGCAATTTGATTTGATGCTTTCAATGTGTAATAGTTCATCAAAAGGAAAATCAAATTGGTAATTTCCAAACTTTCAGGACTACCATATTCAACATGGTTTACTGCAAAGTAACTGTGAAGTCCCATAAGTCCCAAGGCTGTTGTATGGTTCAAATCATTACCATGTTTAACAGTTGGTACCACATCAACATTTGAACTGTCAGAGACATATACAAGAGCTCTGTAAGCTGTTTCAATGGTTTGTTCCATGTTTGGTGTGTCCATAAGCGACACCATGTTCAATGAACCAAGGTTACATGAGATGTCTTGTCCCATAACTTCAAAATCTTGATTATTATTGATTTTACTTGGCACTTGTGATTGAAGAATTTCAGAACACAAGTTACTCATGATGACACGACCATTGCCCGGATTTGCACGATTGACAATATCCACATTCATAACATATGGGTATCCTGACTCTTGTTGCAGTTTAGAAATTTCTTCTTCTAATACACGAGCCTGAACATAAGTCTTCTTGATACGTGGGTTAGCCACCATGTTATCATATTCAGCAGTAATGTCTACGTATGAAAATGGTTTTCCATATTCACGTTCAACATCAATTGGGCTGAATTGATAGAGTTTTTCATTTTTACGAGCCATTTCATAGAATTTGTCAGTTACAACAAGTCCCAATGATAAAGTCTTCACACGAATCTTTTCATCAGCATTTTCTTTTTTGGTTGATAAAAAGGCCATGATGTCTGGGTGGTGGACACTGAGATAAACGGCTCCGGCACCTTGACGTTGTCCTAATTGGTTAGCATACGAGAAACTGTCTTCCAACAATTTCATAACGGGGATAACGCCTGATGCAGCATTTTGTACACCCTTAATAGGAGCACCAGCTTCACGCAAGTTTGAAAGACTAAGGCCAACACCACCACCAAGTTTTGATAACTGTAAGGCGGAGTTGATTCCACGTCCAATACTGTTCATGTCATCTGTTATGTCTAACAGGAAACATGAAATGAGTCCCCCAGCGCGAGCACGTCCAGCTGACAGAAATGATGGTGTTGCTGGTTGATAACGTTGAGTAATCATTTCTTCAGCTAAGTGCTGAGCAAGTGTTTCATCACCATTACCAAAGTACAAGGCATTGTTCCAAATACGGTCTTCAATGTTTTCCAGATAATAATTCAAATCATCAGTCTTCAAGGCATATTGTTGATAGAACTTATATGCTGCCATAAAGGAACCAAACTTGAAATTTTGTTCATATAGCCATTTATGAAGATTTTCCATGAATTCAAATGAATATTTATCCAACATGGTTGTATCGATATAATCATGTTCAATTAGATAATCAATACGGTCTTTGAATGTGTCAAACTTGACATAATGTGGTTCAACATTTTCTTTCATGAACGCTTCAAGAGCTTCTTGGTCTTTTTGAAGAGGAATTACCCCATTAATTGGTCGATTGATTTCATTGTTCAATCGAAAATATGTCACATTGTCTAAATCTTTTAACATTTCTCCCTTTCACAGAACTTATTTACGAATTTGCGTATAGTTCTATTATACATCATAATCAGTGTTTTGTAAAGTGCTTTGGTGATGAAAAAGCAACTAGTCAGAAACTAGTTACTCACCATAGCTCTAATACATTTAATTGTTTGTTGTACAGCATAAACTAATGATAACTCATAATGGTCAACAGCTTCCATGCCCATATCTCGAGCATTGCGATAACGGTTCACTCGTCCGTCATAATAACCATTTGGATTACCAATAAAGATGACATTGTTAATAGTATCCCAAGTCGCTTTACGTCCATACATTTTTTCAATATGTGGTACAAATGATTCGGGAATCACTTCACCCACTAAATCAAGCATTGCTTCTTCTTCTGATTCATATTGTTTTGGCTCAAAAGGTTTCTTTGTTTCTCCAGCTTCTGTAATATGAACCAGTTCGTAACCATTTTCTTCGGTTTCTTGAAGATAATCAATCTCAAAAGACTCTAAAGAGTAGGTTACATTGTTAACTGCTTGCGGTTTGCTCATAAATCTGACTGCTACATAAAACATACTAAATTGTATATTGTATGACCTTTCTGTATAATTTAGAAATTTTTCTGTTTCATCCCGTCTGATTTTGTCGTAATATCACTTTGTATTACAAACTACTTTCATTTGATGTAACGATTCACAGACTTAACTTCCCGTGTAGCCCACGGTAGTGACGATATTTAAACTGTTGTCAAGACAGTATAATTTTCACAATGTTCTAAGTTTATAGATGCGTTTACATCTCTATCGTGAACAATATGACATTCAGGACACATCCAAGAACGGTCTTTTAGTTTCAAATCTTTGTTTTTATATCCGCATTCAGAACATAATTTACTAGACGGATAAAAACGTGGAGCTAAACGAAGTTCAATTCCAAGTTTTTCACATTGATGTATTAAAAACAGTCTTGACATATACCATTGTGCTTTAGAAATTGATTTTGATAAATGTTTGTTTTTCATTAGACCTTTTATATTCAAATCTTCAATAACTATGAAACTTGGCTTTTGTTTCAATATTGATTGAAGCGCTTTTTGATTGTAATCGGTTCTAATTCTAGCTATACGTTCATGAAGTTTATTTACAGCTAATTGTTGTTTGGTCAAATTTTTACATTCATCTAACGGTTTTATCCATTCAAAACTTTTTAATTGACCTTTTTTCTTACCTGTTTTATAATACTTTTTATTGGTCATATTATTTTCGTATTTTCTAGATAAAGCACGTTGTTTTTGTCTTAATTTCTTTTCAAGTTTTTTGATTTTATTTGACTGATTGATAGATTGAATTTTTTCATTTTTTGTAATGAATTGGTCTTTTAATCCAAAGTCAATACCAACACCGTGATTTGAAGTTGAAATTCGTTCATCTTTTGTTTCATGTGATAAACAAGAAACATAATAACGTCCATTTTTCATAGAGACCGTTACTGATTTAATATTATTTGGGATGTAACCAAATTCTTTCAAACGAACCCATTTTAACTTAGGCAAGAAAATTCGATGTCGTTCAACATGAATCGTACCAATCAAATAAAAGCTATTATCTTTGGTTTTCTTTTTAAAATTAGGTTTACCTTTGTAACCCTTTAGATAATTCCAAATTGCTTTGTCTCCATTCATAATAGCTTGTTTAATAGCTTTACTAGGAGATTTTACTAACCAATCTGGTCTTTCAGGGTCATTGTTAATCATTTTTGAAAAATCATAACCAGAAATAACGCTTTTATTTTCTTTAAGACGTTTAAAGTTCAATTTTATAAATTGGTTATATACATATCGAGTATTTCCAAAAGTTTGATGAATCAGTTCAATTTGTTGTTGATTTGGTTTAATTTCTGTCTTATAAGCTTTCATCTTTTCGTTTCATAATTAACACACCTTTGCAATCTCGATGTTATGATATTTTTATGTCAATATCCAAATGTTTAGCCATATCATTTCATCTGATTCTATGCATATTTAACACAATCTAAAATATTTATTGACAAATATATGCGCTGTTTTTAATACTCCCATTTAATTCTTGTAATTTTTGTTCAAATGAGGTATCTTCATAAACAACTTCTGGTCGAACGATAGTAATATTATCTCTGACTTCTGTTCGCCTGATTATTGTTTCTAAAGGTAACTCAAAATGATAATAGACAACGCCAGAGTCATAAATCGTAAACTCACGATTTTCTTGAGTGTATTTGATTCCATTTGGTACAGATGTTTGTTCGTAACCTGTAGCCTCTAAACGGTTTTCAAGCACTTCTTTTTGTTGCTCTGACATGAACTTGTGTTCATCTAATCCATCAATCACATTGAAAGCATGTTTGTTCAACATCTTTGTGACTTCGGTTTTGTCCTCGTGGGTCATTGCACCACAGTATGTGACGTTTGCATCAGCTCGAATTGGGATAACTCGTACATTACCTGTTTCAGCATACGTTGTGATAGGTTTGTCACTGTATTGTGGTGTCATTGAGTTATCTTTCAATTGATATTGATAAAAATCATCGTGTTCACCGCCATATGACGATGTTAATGGAATATAGGTTAATTCATCTTCAGTTACAGAAATAACCATTACAGGTCTGAACTTATAAGTCATACCCATAGAATCACGCACCTTATAACCACGCACATCATATACAGAATAACCGTTATAATATTCAGGCATATTTTCTTCAAATGGAGCCCGAATTTGAATTACATCACCATATTCTAATGTGTTGTAAGGTACTTTGACTTTTGTTTGAGTGTTTTCCATATATTAACCTGCAGTTTCCTGCTTATGTCCTTTCATCTGATTCGATGCTACTACTATTATAACATCAGTTTTACGGTTTGTCAATTTTAATGACTTGAGGAGACTAGTTTGTCTCCTCAGTCTTTTGGGGTAACAAAAGTACAACTTTGATTTGTACATCATCTGGCCAATTACTATTTTTGTATTTTGTTCGGGTTTCAATCAACTTGAACGTTGGTTCTGTGACTGTTGAACTTTCACGAACCTCTTCAATTTCGTATTCGGTTTCTTTTCCGTCATGAAGTACGATTTTGCCACCTTTATAGGCGTCTGTTGCGGTCTTGATAAGACCTTTTGTATGACTGACAACTAAAGCGTTGTATTGTGTCAACTCAAATTCTGTTGTGTTATTTTTGACAATATCAACATCTGTCATTTTATAGGTCTGTACGACTTTTGGGCCAACAGTTTCTGTTTCTGGAAACATGTTATCAGCAAATGGATGTAGGAGTAAAAAAATAATCCCAATGACAATAATGGCGTAGCCATCAATGATGTCATCTCCATACATACGTATATAATATCTGTGGCGGGCTGTTGATTGGTAAATAGCTGTACCAATACCTACAATGATGATAACGATACCTAATATTAACATAGCTGATTTCATTACTTGATTTCCCCCAGTTCTGTTGGTATTACAAGAACAATGGTTGTTTCAATATTGTCTTTCATGTGTGGATGATTGTACGCTGTTCGCTTTTCAATGATTTGAAAAACGGGTTCCTTTACAGATTTGGATTCACGTACTTCATCAATTTTATAAGACTTTTGAGTCTTACGGTCAATAATCGTACCACCTTTATAGGCCTGCGTTGCTAAATTTAAACGGCCTTGTGTATGTTTCCAAACTCCAAGGTTTTGTTCAGTAATGTCAAAAGATACAGATGCCGTTTTTGTGATATCCACATCGTTTAATGTATATGTTTTTACAACCTTTGGTGCAAGTTCTTGTGCTGGATGTGTCGCCAAAGCATGAATTCCATAAATTAACGATGGTAATGTGATAACCAGTACAATAAAGGTCATAAAACGACCGTGTGGTATCTTGTCACTTGATATAAGTGTGATTTGCATATACGTTGCAAAATAAGCAAATAAGACAAATATTGCTGTTGCAGCATGAAGTGTTGGATTTAAGATGTCCATAGTTTCTCCTTTATAATGGCTTATACATGAGTAAAGCTAGTCCCATTAAGGTAAAGACCATTGAAAATGGCAAGACAGCTTCTGTTGATAATTCATCTTTTAATTGATATGCAACCATACCAACAATAATGAAAAATGCACCAAATAATTGCAACATGTGCTAATAACTCCTGTCATAAAATTTTGGGTACTCCCGAAAAAAAATAAACCCTGTCAAAGAGCTCCTAAAAAGAGTATGAGGAAAATCCCCATACTCTTAGCGATGATTCTTAAATGTCCGGTTCATGCCATCGCTTAAACCGTCTGTTGCTGCAAGTCCCATCATGATTCCAAACGGAATTGCTAGGACGAAAAATACACCAGTAATGAGAAGTACTACAGTAATGATTGCTGTAAATACCCACTTAAGAATCTTAAAAATTGTTTTCATAATTATTTCACCTTTGTTTTCAGATTGATTACCTCTTATTGAGGCTTTTTATCAATTTTCGGTTTTGGTGGTTTCAATTTAATATGGTTGAAGACGAATCTTCAACGATGCTACTCTACATTTACATCTTCGGTTGACTTATCGAACCTGAAATCTTTGAACACAGGGAACCTTAATGATTTGTTCCCAAAACGGTCTTGGCTTTGTTCAAAATATTGAATTTCGACAATACATCCGATATATTTATCTTGATTTTCCCAAATTTCTTTGCGGAGTTCTTCTGTCAGTCCGCTACCGACTTGGACAATGTTGTCATCGTCCAGTTTAACATTGATAGATTGTAACATACCTGCAAATTTACCATCGATGGCTTGATTAAAACCAACGATTTCTAAATCTGCTGTATGCATTTTTTTAACCTTCAACAATTCTGTTGAACGTTTGGTACGATAGTACCCATCAGCATAGTTTAACATGACACCTTCCCAACCATGCTCAGTCGCATAGTTAGACCATTCAGCAATTTTGTCTTTTGTGACAACAGCTAAAACAGGTACCACTTCAACCCATTGAGTTGATTGTAAAGTATCCAACACTTGTCTACGCTCAGTATAGGTGTTGGTTGACATATCAGAGTAATAAAACTCTTGCAATGGTACAATATCAAATAAATGATATCGTATGTTTTTCTTTTCCCCGTCTTTACGTAACACTTTAGATGTCTCACGGAATAATACATCTGACGGTAAATCTTTATCTAGTAATAATTCACCATCAAAAACTAATCCTTGGGGATTTTTGGCATCTAAGTCATTTGTTTGGACAAACTCTTTTACAGAAGAACAAAGGTCATTCAGACCTTCAATACGTTGTCCCTTTCGACTAAAAACTGTGACGTTGTCATTTTCGTAAGTAATGATACCACGAAAACCATCAAGTTTTTGTGTCACATAGAACAAATCGTCATCACCGTAGCGGTCAATTTGACGAGTGGTTGATGTTGCTGTAATCGCTTTATCATACGGAAATGCCAGCTGCACCTCAAATACAGGAATCAAGTTATCCTTAATTGCAGTATTGATACTTTTTGCAGACACACCTAAAACTAGTGTTTTTGACACCAGTTGTGATAATATCTCTTTTGCTTCATCATCATGTGTGCTTAAATAACCTTGCACAACACTCAAGACCTCATCTGAACCTGTGTTATTGTCAATTAGATAATCAAGCAATTCTTTTAGGTCAGTGATTTGTCTATTGGGTGTCACGTCACGAGACATCTTTTTGGTAGATAAACCAGTTACAATAAATGGATTATACAAAAAGTATAAAACATCCATAAATAAAGGGTTTGTCTGATATTTCTGGATAATTTCAGTTTTAACCTTTTTAGATGACTCATCACGTAACTCTTTTAAAGAACTGATTAATTCGTTCATTTAGTGATGACCTCATATTCATTCACAACAGCACCTGGACGAGCAGGCATCAACACTTCAGAAGATAAAAGGTTGTGCTTAAACATTAGAAAAACACGAGTTTCTTCTGTCGCTGTTGTTTCAAAATATTCAAAACGACTAACATTTGGTGACATTACTTTAATGTATTCATCATGAAATGATTGGTCTGTGTAGTTGTCAATAAGAGTCGCTACAGCATTTTGAATAATTTGTCGTGCCCCTGAAATATCATTGATATTTTCAATTGGGTGTGTCGTGGTTGTATGTTTCAGATATACTGTTACTTTATCAGTAACAGCATTTGCATTTTCTAACATGTCTTCCACATCAGATTCGTCCATAGTAATTTGGCAGTATGGCAAGATGTGTTGACGTTCTAATTCATTACCGTATTCATCGTATAAAACGTAATCACGTGACATCCGGAAATTAATGTCAAGATTTTTCAGTACGTGATAGTGCATTTGTTGTTTCTCCATTCGTCGTTTTCAATTCAATTTTTTTCAATTCTTTTACCCCATAAGCGGTTGTTCGGAAACCACTTTTATCTGTCCGGCGACGGTATTTGCATACTTTCGCAGTGCATGTCAGTAAATCGTATTGCTTCTTACCAAATAACTTTTTGACTGAAGCAGGCATTGAATCTTTTGAAAGAAAAATATTCAAATGGTCAATCGGTTCAGGAATTTGGTCAATGTGTACATCTTTTAAGGTCACCTGATATTGGACAACCTTACGGCGTTTGTGGCCGTGTATGTCTACAATCGTACCCGTTAATCGAATACGCTTGTCTAAAAGCTTAGCCAACTGGTCTCTTGAGTCTTTTGAGATTGTCGTTTTCATACATCTAATTTGCTCCATTCATTTTCGTAATAAGAAGTCGTATAAACTGCATAAATATTCATGAATCAAATAGGGCTTGGGACTTGTCCCATTTACTCTTGTGTATACAAGAAATCCATAAATATTCATAAAGTGAACAGGGTTTGGGACAAAGTCCCATTTTATTCGTATGTATATACGAATTTATGCAGAATAATGAATATTCGTAAATATTCATGAATTGAATAGGGTATGGGACAAAGTCCCATTGCGGTCTTGTGTATACAAGACATTCATAAATATTCATTAAGTGAATAGGTTTGGGACAAAGTCCCATTTATGTTCGTATGTATATACGAACTCCCACTTCTCATTTCGTTAGATGAATGGGGAAATGTGTCTTGACACATTGATTGGGGCTTCGCCCCCAAGAAACGACACGCGCGCGGGCTGAACGTGCGTACAAACAAAACAAA